AACGGCTGAACTGTAATGACTGGGGCGGCTGGGATATCTGTTGGCCAGGTTCCGTTGGCGTAGAAGTAGCCGGCCGGAATGCGCTCAATGGTCGGGGTTCCGACATTATATGGATCGAAAGGAGGCCAAGAAAGCGAGCCGAACAATGAGGGCTTGGATACCCGGTGCAGTGAGTCCGGCGGTGTTACACCGACAGGCAATGCCTCGCCGGCCGGGATGCCACCAAGAAAAACGTGATAGTTGCCTACCAGTAGGGCCGTGCCCAACACATCCAAGTCTTTCTCCTGGAAACCAAGGGCAGATGGATAGAGCGTGAACGTCTCACCTACATTCGGGAATGTGGGCCCAGAGTTGTCGTTCACAGTGGCAACGTCGCCAACGACACTCGCGAACTTCAAAAAGTTGGAGAACGTCGCACCGGCACTACTCCGCCCGGTAGCTGTCGCGTAACCTAGCCCATTGCCCTGATCCAGGAGACGAGCGAGGAACTCTGCTCCCTTACCGGACTCCAGCTGAATGGTCGCATTGTTTTTGTCGGTCTTAGCTGTAACGGTGGCAACCCAACGACGAGGTCCTGGGATCGAATTGTCCCAGTCTAGCCACCATGATCCGGTAGATGGTGAGACATTGCGTCCATTGTTATTGATGTTGCCGATGTTGGGATCTCCCCATCTGACGTACTGCGGTTCTGAGGTGGCCACCCCCGGTGTCCCAGAAATGTTGAAAAGGAGAATTGGCCGGCGCGTGAAACGCTTCAGCGAGGCAAGCACGCCGCTCGGGGACCAGTTGCGGAAGTAGATATTCCGGTCCGATCCACCAAAGTACCCGTCATCGATGAAGTAGCTGGTGATATTGTCCGCAAAGAGGTTCAGCGAATTATGTGAACCGTGGTTCACGTCGCAGAACTGCGGGAAATAGTTGTACGCGATGATATTGCCGACGCTTCCCGCATTGATCTGAAAATTCGGGAAAGTGGTCTCCGAGACGTTGTGCTCGATCAGTCCATGCGTGCAGCCGTCGAGCAGGATGCCCGACCGATTGGACGCAACAATAGTCGGCCCGTCCATCCAGCACTGCCGAATGTCAGGCATCAGCGCGGGCGTGAGATGAATACCTCTATTCTTGAAATTCACGCACTTCACGCGGTGGATCCATGTCTGGTCCGTCATGCTGGCGAAGATTGCCGTGTTCGAGGTCGGCGCGCTCGACGGCTCCATGTCCACCGTCAAGTCCTCAATCCCAACGCGGCTTTGGGTTGCATATTGGGTTTCGACCACATTCATCCCGCTCGGCTGGGCGATGTCATGGTCGAGCGGCGGGAAAAATCCAAGCTGTCGGGTCGTCGAGTTCCAACTCGTCACCCGCGCATAGCGGCGTCTCGAAAACGGAGCACCCTCTACGTTGACGACTGGAGTGACGACATCGTCAGGGATGTTGATCTTCAGCATCCGCCCAACAGTGAAATTCGCCGGGTTTCCGTTGTTCGGAGTGGTCGGCTGCGATACCGTAAAGACGCTTGAACCCTTCGTGAAACCTGCGACCACCCCAGCAGTCACATTGAACAAGCTTCCGAAACCAGGATCGACACCAAGAGAGATACCCTGCGTGTCGTGGATTCGCAGCGTGGTGAGGCCCATACCGGCTCCGCGAATCGTGCGATTGGAGAGCGTGTAAGCGAGGGAGAGATTGGTGACGTTCCAAATACCCTCAGGGAAATAGATCACCTGATCGGTCAAGCACGCGGCCCTTGCTGCGGTGAATGCCGCGTTGTTGGTCGCCACGCTCCCGCCTAGGCCCTCGACCGCACCATACGCCGTCACATCCCGCTGCACCGTGCGCAGCGGGATTCCACCAACAACGCCTTGATAGACGTTCGGCTCGAATGCTGTCGTATCGGACGGATCGAGGGTTAAAACGGGCATTGCTATTCGATGTAGACGCGGATCGCGAAGCCGCCGGTTGCTGATCCGCCGTCATTTGCTGGCAACGGATCTGGCAGCGGGGAATAGGTGGCGTTCTTGATCGCCCGACTGCCGATTGTCGTCGAGTACCCGATAGTATCACCATCGGTGACAGCATTCACCGCACCGATAAACGAACCTGCAGATACGGCAACAGGTGAAATCGTGACCTCATTCCAACCCGTCGAGCTCGCTACAATTGTAGCCTGCACGATGAGATTTCGACTCGCATCGTAAATGCCGATTCTCCAGTTGCGTCCCGCGGTGTGAGTGTACTTGTAAGCGGCCAGCTTGGTGATGTTTCCGGCAGGTAGCGTGATTGGAGTGTTGCGCAGCGCTTCGTCGTTGACGTTGAGGAACCCGTTGACGTCCGCCGCTTGAATTGAGTACGCCCAAACCGCAGTCGGCGTCGTAGAAATCACCAGTGACTTGGCATCACCAAGCGAACCCACGGCACCCGGCGAAGCCAGCGTGAGAGTGGCGTTGACGCCGGCAAAGCTCTTGATCGTCCCTCCATTCAATGCCAACGCTGATGTCGAAACATAATCCAGATCCGGCGCGGTGTCACCGTTCTGGACGGTGTACGGGAACGTGAGCACGTTCGTCCCGGAGCCCGATGTGTAGTTGACGACTCGGTCCGTGGCGCCCGTCTCAAGGGTCAATTGGGGCGTCCCAGTCACCTCGACCGGCTTGCTGAACGTGACCGTCACATCGATGACAGCCCCGACATTATAGGTGCCGTTGGCGGTAGGCGATGAAACGGCCGTGACCACCGGGGCCACCGTGTCGGCGTAGTTGAATGCCGCACCGAAAGAGACTCGAGGAAGTAAGGCCATTTTTAGGGAGTGTAGTATTCCAGCGTGATGATGGTGCCCACGACTGAGGCGACTCGCATGACCTGCCCGGCGGTGGGAGGCGTGCCCGGTAGAACCAGCGTGTGAGTTGTCGCGATCGTGGTTGGCGCCGAAATGCGGATCTTCTTCGGTGCAGTTGCGTGGCCGTCGGAAAGTTCCACCGAGCCCGGAATGCCGTCACCTAGGACATTCACAGTCCCGTTGTCATCGACTTCTGCGTTGCTCGCCTGGACACCCTTTCCAGTGCCGTTTGAACGCACGATCCGGTTATCGGCCGCAAAGGCGGCGGCTGCCGTCACGTCACCGGACCCCGCGGTTGGATCCACGTATTCGAGTGCCGTTCCTTCCGCGTTCACACGCGGGATCTGTAGAGCTGAACCGAGCGCCGTGAGTCCCGTGCCACCGCGATTCGTCGGCACAGTTCCAGTCGTGTCCCCGATCGTGATCGCAAGCGCGGCCTTGGCCTGCGCCTGCGTCAACGGGTCCCCCTTCAGGTGAAACTTGGTGCCGGTGTAGCACCACGACATCTCACCTTCCCAATTCCCGGGGATCGTGATCGCCGTGATGTTTGATCCCCGGTTCTCCGAATACCAGGGAGGCGAGGACGGCAGGTTCAGTGGTTGGTCGCTTCCACTGCTATTCGACAAGCGAATCACACCTCTGGCGTTCGTCGCAGGCGTCGCAGACATCGTGAGGGTGGTCGGCCCGCTGATGACGACTACTTCCAAAATTTTCGTCACATCGAGGCTGCCGCTCAGGGTGTGAGCGGTCGTGACGACAGCACCAGAGAGTACCGGCGCAGAGCTGACCACGTCCCCGGGGCCGCCAGCACCATCTCCAGTGCCCGCGCCAATGTTCGCCCGGGCCTGCGCCTTTTCTTCGGTCGTCAGCGTCTGGGGAGTGACGCCGATCTTCTTCGCCAGCGCCTCAGCCAGCCCGGTCTCGGTCGCAACATTCAGCACATCGCACCGAACGTCATACGAACCGCCTGCGTATGGTGAAACCCGAGCACGAATAACCGACACCGAGGAAATTGCCTCGAGCAGGACCGTAGAGTCACCGGCCGAGATCGGAACGGTTTTCCAGACCGCCCAGTTGTTCGCCTCGTCCCGGGCCTCAACGACCACGGAGTTTGTACCGGTCGCTCCGTTTGCCTTGACGAATAGAGAAAAGACGAAGCCAAACCCCACATTTTGGGCCGGACCGTAGTTTCCGTTGGTCGCACCAGACAGGAGCGTGACGCTCTTCTTGAGCTGAGGAGCGGACTTGGAGATGATTGCGCGTGCGCGTGCCATTTTAGTTGGTGTCCCGCTCAAAGCGGATGGTGATGTTTCCCTGGTACCAGTCGCCCTGCTCTCCGATCTCGACGAAGTCGGCACCGAAGGTACGGACCTGCACTGCCCCGCTTGTCAGAGTCTTGTGAGCAAGCGCGGTTTCTACCTCGTCGGCCTTGGCGCGAAGGCCTGCGGTGCCCATTTTCGTTGGCACGAAGATCGCCACATCGATCGCTCCCGCATAGCGCCGTTGCGTGGTGCCGACAAAGGCCTTGAGCCGCGAGCCTCCGCCGCTGAGCACCTTCAACCGAGTGTACCCGCCGGAAGGCGCTTTGAAGGTTACGTTGCTGAACTGGATCGGATCATTCGCCGGCATTCCTGCCTGGTATGCGGTCTCGATCAGTTGGCGCTCGATCGCGTAGCTCATTTGATTTCGGCCATCACTTCGGCGATGGCGATGCGGAGCATCCCGTAAGGAGCCTGGCTGGAGTGTCCGTACTCGAGCGGCACGATGTACGGGAGCGAGTTGGTGATGAAGATGGTCGAGCGCCCGGTAAGCGCGACCGAGTCGTGATTCTCGGGTGTCGTGGACTCCGTGGTTTCGATCCGGGGTGAACCCTCCGCAAGAAACCAGTTGGCCCGGGCTCTGCCGGTATCGACTGGAGTGCGAAGGCTCACCTTGTTGATGAGCGTGAGTGCGAGCGTTACCGCTGCCTCCCGTGCCGAATCGACCCCAAGAACTTGGGCAGCGCGCTCGAGGTCCGCGGCGAAGTCGAACGCGCTCTTGCACTCCCGATACTTGGCCATCGGGTGCGCCTTGGGAGCCTGTTGGCTTGTGGAGTCCATCAGACATCTGCCCAGACCTCCCAGAGGACTTTGGCGCCCTTCCACGAGGCCTGCTTGACGGTGTAGGTGATCCCACCGAAGACGATCTGATCTTCTTCCTCAGGCTCAATTGCCGGCGCGATTGCGAAGTCCGCATCGGGGATGAAGAGCTTCACGGCCTTGTCCGAGAGTCCGCCCTTTTCCCGCTCACCCTTCTCGAACTCATCCACGACGGCGCGAACGACCCGAGTTGCAACCGTGACGGCCTGACTGCCCGTCGAAGGGGTGTAGGCCCCGGGCGTGGTCTTCCTCCAGGTTATGGAGGCGATCAGGTCGCCGGCCGCCGCGAAGGCGGTCTCGACGGAGGCTGCAACGGTAGCAAGGAGGCTCATGCGCGTGAAAGCCTGACCGACCCGGATCCGGAACGCGTCGATCCCCAGGGTGCCACCAGGTCCCGCACGAAGCGCGGAATGGTGGCCGGCACAGAGGCTCCCTCATTCTCGATTTCGATTGGACCGACCACGATCTTCTTTACGCCGGCGGCCGACCCCGCCGCGGTTAGATCGGATCCCACCAAAGCGATAGCCAGCTCATACAGCGCGACAATCACCGGGTCCGGCACAACCGCAGCCGACAGGTCGTCAGGGTAGCGGGGGAACGCCAGTGCCTGGGTGCTGTTGAGTGGCACGCCATCCCAGATCATGGAACCATCCAAGATCCGGGTCGCGTGGATCAGGTGTTGGGCCTTTCCGTCCTCGGTCAAAGCCGTCCATGCGGAGGAACGCGGGCGCGTCGCAAAGTACGCGTCTGCGTCCACCACGCTGGAATAGGAGTTCGCACCGGCAAGACCGGTGCCATCCTCGACAATGACGACGACGGGCATGACTCAGATCTGGCGGATGGTGACCGCGGCAGCGCCCGTGCGCAGGATCGCGATGCGCACAGCGGTATTCTGCTCGATCGTGATCGTGCCTTTGAGCGTCACGTTTGTGCCGCCGGCCAACGTGATCGTTTCCGCTGCGGTGGCAGTGTTTACGATCAAGCACTCACGTTCCTGGTAGTTCGCCGTGAGGGCGAGCGTCGAGATCAGGTTGGCAGCCGTGTCCGTAGTATCCGTGCGGCCAGCGCCGCTCGGATTGCGGGTGATCACACCGACCGCTAGGTTGGCTGCGGTGTAGGTGCCAGCGCCAGCCGTGGTGATGTTCGCTGGCGTGGCTGAAGGCGCAACCTTGCGGAGGCCGGTAAACGTGACCAATCCGGTGAACACCGGAGCGGCGAGCGTTGCAAGGGTCGCAATGATCGCATCGATCGCCGCGAACCGCTTGTTGATGTTCCGCGCGCCTGCTTGGCCGCGGCGAAGGATTTCGATAGGCATCTGAAATGGAGAGTTTCCTGACTGGAGCTTTGGCCCCGGGTATTTTCACCCCGGGGCCCCTCAATCTTGATTCTGTGCTGAGACGGGCTCAGCCGTTGGTGACGAGAGCCACCAGGCGAACGTTCTTCGGCTCAAAGACGCGCACCCAAGAGGTGTCCGTCTCGATCTCGGTATCAGTCGGCGTGTTGCCGGCGTGCGCAAGGGCCCACTTCACCCCGCGGGGATGGAGAATGACGATCTTGTCATTCACGAGCAGACTGTTGCGTTTCAGCGCCTCACGAGACGTTTCGACCGGGTTGCGAGGGGTGCCCTCGCCGTAAGCGAAAGCGCCTTGGCCGAAGAGGTACGAGGTGTACTTGAACCCACCAGTGACCGCGACCTTGGGCATGGAGTCGTCAACGATGACGCGCCGGCCCATGAAGAGGTCGAACTCAGCGCCGCTCGCGGAGTCCTTCACCACGTCGATGAGGTCCTTTTTCCACAGCCCATTGCGGACCTTGGAATGCATCGCGATCGCGGTGACGCGCTTGGACGCATCGCCCATCAGATCGAGAGCATCGATGAACACCTCGCCGTCAGCCTCCTTCGCGCCGTTCGTCGTGACGTCGGCGTTGAAGTAGTTGAGGATCTTGGCGGCCATGGAAGCCGCACCGAAGACGCCCTTCAGCGCGAGGAGCAGAAGCCTCTGGTACTCACGCGCCCAGTAGTCGCCGACCAGAGCGGTAATGGCTCCCAGCGGATCCGCCTTGGCCAGCGCGGCCGCTAGGTCGTTATCGCCCCAGGCCTGCGAGCGGTAGTGGATCGCACAGGCATCCTTGTCGGAGGTGATGTTGTTGACCGTGAGCGCCGTGGTGCCGTCGCCGGGCGTGTACTGCGAGTTGCCCGAGATGTCCTTGAAGAAAGGCATCTGGACCGACTTGGCGCCGTCCTTTGCTTTTTGATCGGTCTCCTCGTCGCGAACGACGATGCCGGATTGAATGAAGTCCCAGACCTGCGCGGTGCGCTCCTGGGAATAACGCGTGAAGAGTTCGGGGACGATGATGTCCGCAACTGCCGTAACTGACATTTGGATTTTCTCCTAGATTGAGGGTTGGTCGCTGAGCCCGAAGGCCGCGCCGAGTTCAACCGCAAGAAGAACGATCCGTAGAACTGTCAGGCCGCTGCGCCAGCCTCGGCTTTCATGCGCGAGGCGGCCTGCGGATCTGTTTTCACAGCCCGCATTTGTTCGGTGACGTTCCACGATTCCTTCTTCCAGGGATTGGCCCCGGTCGTGTGCCCGCCACCGGCGGGATTGTTGGCAGCACCGCCGCCATTTGAGGCTTTGAACAGATGAGGCGCTTGCTTGGTCAGCTGGCGCACCGCGCCATCAATCCCGAGCACCTTCCCATCTTCGCCATAAATCTTGTTGCCCTGCGCGTCCACCGCGTAGGGCTGATTGTCCTCGCCGATACGGAACCGCGGCCGCAGCCGCGCAGCGATATCATCGAGTGCCGTCGGGTGAGCCCCGATCTCGGCCGCAACCTTGGACACCTGGCCATCGATCAAGACGGACTCGAGTCGGGTCTTGTAGCCGTCCGCGGCTTTCGTGGCCTCGTCGATCTTCTTCTGCAGACCGCTCTGGAGGGCCTCAATGCGCTTCTCCGCATCGGTGTCCTTGTTCTTGCGGGCGGCCTGGAGCTCGGTTTCGAGCGTCTTCACCTTCTCGGTGAGCTCGGTGACGCCTTCCGGAGTCAAATCACCAAGGTCCTTGAGCTTCTTCATGAGCTCCACGTTCTTCGTGCGGAACTCATCGTGAACGGACTTTGGCACTACCCCACCCTCCACATCGAGGATGAACCCCGAGCCATCCGTGCGCTGCTTGTACGCGCCGCGGAGGCCTTCGGAGACTTCGGTCAGCTCGGTGATGGTGAGTTTCAGAGGCATAACCAGGTGATGACCCCATTCGTGGACAGATTGTGAACGGTTATCAACTATTTTTAACGCATGGAATTACTCCAGGGAGCCTATCGGGCGCGATGGAATCGAAGAGAAAGGAACCGCCTGCCCGTCCGGCGTCGGCGCAGCCGATTCCGGACGAGAAGAACTGTTCCCTGATCCCTGTTCCCTGATCCCTGTTCCAGAGGGGTTTTTTTGTGAGGCCTACGGTAGTACCACAGTAGGCCTCGGTGAGGTTTACTTGAGAAATATCGATGCCCTAAACGTATTTTTCAACAACCGTGGCAGCAAGCGCTTGGGGGACGCTTATGCTCCTGTCGGTTTTTGGGGATGCATCGATTCCCCATTTGCGGCCTTCGCCACCCGAGGGCACGCCAAAGGCCCAAAATTGGCCAAATTGGCGCCCTAATGAGGAACACAACAGGGCTCGCGGATGAATCCGGTAGCGCTACCGTAGGACTACAGTAGTCCTCTTATGGTGAAGATGGAGTGAATACTCCATTTTTGTAGTCACTCGACTCCGCGGGCTGTTCAATCGCTTCACAGATCTTTTTGACCGCAGGATCCGACCGAGCGAACCCGTTGAGGAGGCGCACGACATAGTTGTAGGAGAGCCCTGCACGGTTCGCGACTTCCTTCACGGAGAGGCCGCGGATTGCCATCGCGGCCTTCAGCGAGAGCATGGGCTCGTAAGGTTTAGAGTTCATTGCAGGCGTCGACCAGCTGGTAGTTAACGCCACCCTGCGGGTAGCCAAAGCCAAGGA